GGGACGTCTGCATCACGCTTGCGTGTTGTAGACTTAACTCACAGGGGGTCTGTTGTGGACACTTAGGTCCATGACAACAGGTCGGCATAGCCGGGCCTCTATGAAGGATGACAACATGTCAAATTCCAACCTTACGATCATCACCTTTGGCGACAACCCCGTTGCTAGTCTGATGGATGAGTACCAATTCAACGCGATAAAGCAAAGAAATGCGCTCCGTCGTGCTGATAAGGCACTTACCCTCGGATCAAGCCCTGGGGAAGATGCTTTAGATGACAATCATGGGGAGGATAAGACGTGTCTTGTCCTTCATGAGGGTCGCTACCTCGTCGTTGATATGGAGAAGACAGATGAGCTTAACTCGTGGTTTTGCCTCGAGCAGTTCATTCTCTCAACTCGGCTTCAGCGAAGGGTATAAATGTCGCACCTGCGTGGTGTGGCATAGCCACATCACAGGAGACTAGTAACATGGTTTTGGCCGCCTTCACTAATGAAGGAGGGTATCACCAACGTTCTGACCTAGCTCAGGGCGAACAGAGTGGTACATCGTATGGGAACCCAGTACATGAGATCGTCTATGACGTCCCTTATGTAATGGCGTATGCCCAGAAGCCCTCGTCACCGACGAGGTCTAATCATCGCCTCCCAACCGATTGGTTTCGAGCAGTCGGCGAAGTTGTGGTGAACGAACCAGCTACCCGTCAAAGACGTGTGCATGAAGGAGACGGCGCAGAACGCCACATAGTCATCGACCTTGTGGTTACTGAGCACATATCGAATTCATACGCAGCGTTTTCGTATGGTCCGGAAGTTCCTGGATCAGATGAGGCTCACAATTCAGCCTTGACTCGTGCCAAGCTTCGTCTTCATGAGCATAACAGCTCGTGGGGCGAGAACTTAGGCCAGGGTAAGAAATCATGTGAGGATCTGGCCAAGAAAGCAGCTAGTTTCGCGAAAGCACTCGCCGCCCTAAAGCGGAAGAACGTTCGCGAAGCTGCTCGCCACCTTGGTATTGGGTCCGGGGGTAAGCCCTTCGGTAGTGTCGCCGACTTTTGGCTCGCCAGTCAGTTCGTCATTCAACCGACGCTTTCTGACATACACGAGCTTAATGAGGCGGCTATCGAAGCTCTGAAGAAGAAGCACCCATTTTCAGTAAGTGCTACTGCCGAGACGGCGAGTGATTACCGTTTCGTCTACGAGTTTCGTGACTGTCATGCCGGCGGGAAGGTGAGCTTTCGGGCTCAACTTAACGGCTTCATGATGAACACTGGCTCATATCTTCTAGAGTCGGCTGGCCTAGTTAACCCTCTCGAAATCGCGTGGGAGCTCCTTCCCTGGAGCTTTGTTGTTGACTGGTTCATTCCAGTTGGCAACACCCTTGAAGCGATGACGGCGGGTTACGGTCTCAATGACAACGGCGGGTGGATCACGATGAAGAAGGACACGTTCCTTCATATTCAACATCTCGTTGACTATGATGACGGGTCCGACGGTTATCGCCGTATTTCACCTGGAGAGTATACTGAACTCCAGTATGCTTTTAATCGGTACTGTTTTATTGCCTGGCCCGAGTGGACAGGTTTCTATACAGCACCGAATCCGTTTTCCAGTGCCCATGGTCTGAATGCCATGGCACTTCTCCGCCAATTGTTGTGACAATCCCGTCGCAGCAGAATCAGCACATATAGCCCAATTAGGGCTTTACACCAAGGAGCCTATATGGCAGCCAAAGCAAACGTAGTCCTCAAGGACCACGCAGACGCTGATGTGACTTTTGCCCCCAGGGACACGAGTTCTGGCGTTACGACGTACGTGCAAACCGCCGGCGTTCCCGCCGATGAGAAGACCTTGACCATCTCGATGGTCAAGAAAACCTCAGGCGGGAGGAAGGCAACCATTAAGTTGGCCCTTCCTGTTGTGCAGGATGTGGTTGTCGGCGGCATCAGCAAGCCCACAAAGGTTCGGGTGGCCTATGCCACCCTGACTCTGGACTTTTCTGAGGTCTCGACCGTCGCAGAACGGCAGGATATGCGGAAAGCGCTTGACGCTCTGATGAGCGCCACGGTGTTTACCGCCCTGGTCGACAATACGGATCCTCCCTACTAAAGGAGGCCGGCTTGATCGACCCGGAAGATGATCCTGACGTCCGTCTCCGCGCAAGTGGAGGCGTTAGTGACAGGGTATTCGTCGCCGCGATGGTAGGCGTCTTCATCTATCTGATGATGATGCTCGCCAGTTGCGGTTACTTATTCCACGTCACAACCTCCTCCGATGGCACTAATGTCACCGGAGATTTCATGATTGGAGAACCACATGAGAACACAACAGACTCGACTGTCCTTCAAGGACTTCCGAGCTCCGACCGATTTGACGTCCAATCTCGTATCGAGAATTTCGCAACTGACGACGTCGATTAAAACCGACTATCTTCAAAGTACGATTCTCTCGAAATACGTATCATCCGAAACTGACCCTGCAACACTACGCAGGGCTCGAGCCATAGATAAATGGCTCCTCACGGAGGTTGATAACGAGGCCACAAATGTACGTTTACTTAATACACCCGGGGATCATCGAATTCTTCCCCAGGTGATGTACAGTGACTTCGTAGAATGGTGCCGTAACTTCATTGCTGGTATCATTGGGGACACACCACCAGTAGAGGCCCTTCTCGGGGCCTTCTCAGGTGGTGCATCAACAAGTCGACAGCGTACTCAGAGCCAACCAAGCTCTAAGTATCTCGGGAAAGCACATACCACCGAAAGGTGCCTAGATATCTTTAGCTCCGAATCTTTCATACGCGATTCTCTCGAAAGAGGGTATCACACGTGGAAGTTAGAGCATGAGATGCCTGGGTGGCTGGACGGCAACGACGCGTTCTCGTTAGAGATCGTGTCAGGCAACGTGCTGTTTACCGTTCCCAAGAAAACCGATATAGACCGGGTTGCCTGCAAGGAACCCGATCTGAATATGTTCCTCCAAAAGGGGATAGGCAATTATTTCCGTAAATGCCTACGCAGTACCGGCATAAACCTGAACGACCAGTCGATAAACCGGTCGCTCGCTCGACAAGGATCTGTCACAGGTCGGCTTGCTACACTGGATCTCTCCAGCGCAAGTGACTCCGTAACTGAGGGTCTTGTAGCCCTTTTCCTTCCCGAGGTCTGGTACACCCATCTGGACGCTGTGAGGTGTCCAGTTACCGTCATTGACGGTGTGGAACATCGGAACCAAATGTTCTCGAGTATGGGCAATGGGTTCACGTTTGAGTTGGAGAGCTTGCTCTTCTATACTCTTGCGCGGGCCACGGCCTTCTTCTCGGGAATACGTGGAGTCATTTCCGTGTATGGTGATGATATAATTTGCCCCGTGCAACTCTGCGAGAGACTCATCTGGGTCCTTCAATGGTTTGGCTTTACGGTTAACACCGAGAAGTCGTTCACTGAGGGTCCTTTTCGAGAATCTTGCGGGGGTCATTACTGGAACGGACTTGATATCACTCCTTTCTACATCCGATCACCAATTGACTCTATTGTTGACGTCATTGACGTGGCTAACAAGCTACGGCAGTGGGCGTCTGTCGATGGATTGTCCATCTTGGACCCCGAGGTCGAACCTATATGGCTAGACCTCAAGCATATGGTGCCCGCTTGTCTTTGGGGTGGTGTTGATACCTCATTTAAGTATCGGCTCGTGTCTCGCGACACAGGTACGCACCGACTCTCGGAAAAGAGAAAGCGCGTATCAGCCGGAACTGGTGGGTATTTTCACTGGCTTAACGCCACTTGGGACCGAAACGATCTGAAAGATGGGATTGAGACCTCATCCTTCATGGTGACTCGTCCATCGGACTTATCACTGAAGAAAGTTCGGAAACCAACGGTACCTCAGTTGTCTGCCTACTTCCTAGAGGAAGTCGGTCGGTACTGAGATCTGAGTGAGTAAAACCTCACACATCCGCGATGGCGG